GGCGTAATTCGTTTTGGTCCAGGCGTCGAGGGAGCCGAGCGCCGGTTCGGTGACGGCCATCGTCGCCGTGTTGTATTGCATGCTCTTGTCGAGCGCCTGGACTTGCGCCGCCGTCAGGCCGTATTTCGTGGCGATCGATCCCATCGACACGTCAAGGGCCAGCAGCTTCGTCGCGTGCGCCGCGATCGTGGGATCAATCGCGGCGATGGTTTTCTGCCAGCCGAGCCCGGCGTTGTTGATCTCTTCTTGCGCACGCGCGAGCGCTTCATACCGCGGCTTCGCCTCGTCGGCCCACGCCTTTTGCGCCTTTGCGCTCTCGGTGATCGTGCGGTTGTAATATTCCAGCGCCCGCGTGCTGATGCCGTAGTGCTCCGCGATCTCTTTGTTCGTCGAGTTATGCGACTTGAGTTCCGCTGTAATCGCCGGTAACTGACTGCGCACGCGCGAGAGTTCCCCCTCCCATTCTTTGACGCGCTGCGCCCCGGTGTTAAAGCTTTGATTCGTGTCGGCGTTGTGCTTCGTCACGATCCGCAAGGCTTCGCCAACATCGGTGATCGCCCGCCCGGCAATCTCGGACGCGCGGGCCAAGTTCATCGCTTTCGCCGCCGCCGTCTCGCCGGCGAGATCGCCCCAGCCGACGAGCTTCGCCGTCGCATCGCCGACGGACTTCACGAGGTCGACCCCAAAGTAGCCAGAGAGCGTGATGATGCCTTGCCCGAGTTCATAGCCGGCTACGGCCGCCGTCGCCATCGAGCCCGCCAAGGCCGGGAGCCCCATATCGCCGACGTTTTTCCCGGCGAGCGCGCTCAGTTCCTGCAACGCCTTGACCGGCTTGCCGATGTTGATCCCGACGGCGCTGAGGGATTGATCGACCTGGTTGATCCCGTGACTGAATTCCTGCATCCCGGCCGACGTGTGGTCCGAGGCCGATTCGAGCTGCTTCAACTTCACGACGGACTTGTCGACTTCGGTCAGGAAGCCGGTGAAGTCGGCCGTCATGACGCCGGTGAGGGCAGCCATTAGGCGGGCTCCTCCGCGGCCTGCTGCTCGGTGTGCTTGTTCAGGTCTTCCACGATCACTTCGTATACCTCACGCGGGAGCGCCCGGACGTCGGTGTAACTGAGCCCCGTGATCCGCACGACCGCGAGATCCGTCATGATGCGAGTGCGGGTTCGGGGATTGTTTTTTTTTCCGTGAGCGCGAGTTCGTTCGCCGCCTCGTGTTGCTTAATCGCCTCAACAATCTCGGTGAGTGTCGCCGTGTCGAGACTCCGCAGCACGTCGCGCCGCTCGTCGAGTGAGAGCCCAAGGTGAAACGCGATCGGCGCGTCGTTGTGCCCGACCAGCGTCCAGCCGACGAGGTAGGCGAGCTGCTTGGCGAAGAACGATCCCGCCGACGCCGCCGTCAACAGGTCGATGTATTCGCCCGCGTTGAGTTCTTTTTTGACCGTGAGGAAATCGCCGTCGGATAACGGCAAGCGGATCGTGTCCGGCGAGACAATGCGATTGCGGCCCATGTGCTCGACTCCTTCACCGCTCCGGCGGTCCTAAGTGTGCCCGTAGACTCGTCTCCCCGATGTCGATCGCGTCAATCGGCCAGGCCCAGAAGCCCTGCGGCCGTGGTGCCGTGAACAAGAGCGGCGCCTGTCGTGCCTGGAATTTATCGATGCGGGCAATCGTGCCGCGCAAGATCCAGGCGCCGCCTTCATCCTTCACGCGCGTGATGCGCCAGCTCGTGAGTTCCACGGCGACACGGTAGCCCCACAAGACGGAGCCCGCGCCGCCGTGAATCGTCAGCGTGTCGAACACGGGCTTACGCGGCGGGCGCCTTGCGCTTGCGCGCCGCGCTGGCCGCGTCCGCCGAGAGCGCGCCGCCTTCGATCACGAACGGCCCCGCCGCCGTCCACGTGCCCGAGACTTTCGGCGCCTGCAAGCTCGCGTCAATGCTGGCATCCATGTAGGCGAGGCCCGACCACAGGAACGTCGGTTCCGTGCTGTTCGGCACGAGCTCGAGCATGCCGGGCGTGTCCATTTCGGCCGCCTCGAAGATCTCGATGTTCGCCGAATTCCAGAAGCCGCCGATCGTGCCCTTGGCGTCTTTCATCCCCGGAATGTAAACGCGGTTCACGTCACCAAAACAGGTGACGTCTTCCATCTCGGTCTTGAAATCGCCCGTCCAGGCGTTGAGCGAAATCAGCAGCACCGGCGTGGTTCCCGCGGCATCCCATTTGACCTGCCCGTAACGCCCTGTTTTGATTGCCATCGTCTCGTCTCCTTATGCGTCGGTGTGACTCATCTCGATAAAATATTGCCCGCCGCGCCGGTTCCAGCGAATCGAGGGATCGACTTCATCGACTTCCGTCAGGCGCACGGGCTCGAGGCGGTGCATCGTGCTCCAGGTGTAGCCGGCGACGGTGAGCGGTTGATCCTCGAGCAGCTCATCGATCCGCGCCGCCGCGCGCTTGATGTTCGCGCCCTGCACGGTCGAGAGCATCCGCGCTTCAACCAGGTAGATCCCCTCTTCGATCGCCCGCCGGCCGAACACGCCGCGGTCGATCGCGTTGATGAACGCGACGATCACAAACCGCGTGGAGCCCGGCGGCGCTTCGTCCCAGTAGACGCCGTTCGGACAGAGCGACAGCAGCTCCGCATCGCTCCCCAGCTTCGCAATCAGCGCGCTCGCAATATCCGAGGTATCCGCCATGAGACTTACGCCGCCGTGCCCCGTTTCACGGTCAAGCCCTTCGCTTCGATGATCGCCGCGAGCTTTTCATACATCAGGCGCCGATACTTGATCATCGTGGGGATGAACACGGGCGCCGGCGGGCGCTTCATCACCCCGCGATTCCAGCCGAGCTTCGTATGCCGGGCTTCGGTGCCGAATTCCCACAGGTGCGCATGCGGTGCCCCGCTCCGCACTTGCGCGGCGACGGCGAGCGCGCCGACTTCCTGCACCCGCACCTTGACGCCCTTCTGTAAGTTCCCCGTCAGCCCCTTCGGATACTGCCCCTTAATATCGGCCGCCGCCGCGTGGGCGTTGTCGAGCACGATCACCGTGGCTTCACCCTTGAGCTGTGGCGGCAGATCCGCGAGCGCGCGTTTCAAGTCGTCGATCCCTTTGATCGTGAGTTGCACCGGCATTACGGCACCACCTCGACGGCGAGGAGTTCCATCGTGATGCTGCGCTCCTCGGGATTCTGTTTGCCGGTGATCGAAAACTGCCGCCCATCAAACACGATCCGCGTCTTGGTCGTCACGTCGGGATGAAAGTCGCCACGCACGAGGTGCGAGGCCGACGAGATCACCGAGCCGGCCGCGACCCGTTCGAGGTCACGCGCCGTCGCCGGCGTGATGCTGACGCGCCACGCCGCCGGCACGAGATCCACCCAGCTTTGCGTGTAGCCGCCGTCGCCATCCGGCACGGCCGGGCCGGGATTCTGAAACGTCACGGTATGTCGATAGTCGCCTCTAGGCATCGTTAAACAGAAGGCACGTTATCGGACTCCTCATTGCTCCAGCGCAACGACAGTGGCCCCGGCACCTGCACTATTATTCCCACCATGCGCCGATCCATTGACCCGTTCGATCTTGACAATGAACACGAAGCGTTCCGCTTACTCGCCCTGATTGATGCTGAGTTCCAGAGCGATCCCCTGAGTGTGCAATGCTTTGACTTGCGCGTCGTCGCGCGTGTCAAAGCATGCATCGCCCACCGGAAGGCGAGCGAACGCAAAGGGATCGTCCCTCCCCTCTTAACCGACGGCCCCGCACGGTAACGGAAGAATATCTGAGCATCAGACCACCGTCGGATCGCGATAGGCCGCGAGCAGATCGTAGATTTTCGGCCACGGTGACGGGAGTTCCCCGTCGCCGCGGTCTTCGTAGTAGTAGGCCGTCAGCAAGTGGATCGCGTGCGCCACGGGCGCCGGCACCGTTGCGGCGGTCCACGTCGGATCGGCGGCGACGGCGAGATACGACAACACCGCTTCTTGGGCCGTTGCCAGCTTCTGCGCAATGTCGGCATCGTTCGCCGTGCTCGTGATGCGCAGATGCACCTTCGCCTGGTCGAGGGTCCAGAGGGCCGGCAGCGTCACGCGCGAATACTCGAGCGTCACGGCGCCACCGCCTCGTCCTCGACGGGCGAAGCGTCGGGGGTGTCGGCGGGCGCTTGCCGCTCGGCGAGGGATGCTACCGGCCAATTCTGCTGCTGAAGATAGGGCATCTCGCCACCAGGCACGGGCGCCAGTTTGTAAAACGTGTTGCGCACTTCGTTTGGCGACATGCCCGCCACGATCGCATTCCGCGCCGCGGTCGTGCGGCTCATGGTGTCCATCCACGTC